CAGCTGTTCTTTCCTATTTCCTGTTGTGAGATAGTGTCGTCTTCTGCTTCCCCACAGACTTAGCTTCCTTGCTGAGGGCTACCTTAGGGAGAAGTTTTTTGCCCGGGGTTGAAGGAGGGGTTAGGAGATTTTTGGTAGAGGTTGTTGGCTTCGTGTTGTCAGGTGAGGTCTGTGATGCTCTCAAGTCTTCCTCCATCTTCTTGATGAGCAGGTCTGCTTCGTGAATGCTGTCCTCAGAAATTGAGTCTCTTACTTTACGAGACTTGTCGTTGACCTCGGCTAGAGTCTTCTCAATCAGGGCTAGAGATCTAGTGAGAGGAGAAGGAATGGTGGTTGGTTCTGATTTCCAGACGTCATTTATGTCCAATGACATTCCTGAGGTTGTCTGACCAATTTCTGTCAATTCGTTGTTTGTTCTCCCGAGAGAGCGGATGAGTGCAGAAATTAGTGTGATGCAAATGTCAGCCTGGTGAGTACTGTTTAGCTTGTTGACCTCAGCTGGAGCCGGCATCTCAATGCTCTCTACTTCCCCTCCCTGGTCTAGTTGGTCCCACAGTTCAAACTGACCCTGTAGGAGGTACATGCCTCTGTACAAGGAGTAAGTGGATGTCTTGCATTCTTCAAGCTCTTTCTTGTATTGAGTGAGAGCAGAAGCCTGGGTCTCTGCAATGTGTCGAAGACTGAGAATCTGTTCTTTGTAGCTAGTAGGCATCATGCATAGCACAACGTTGGAAGTCTGAGGTAGTTGTGTGTGGTTGTCTTGCTGAGACACAAAAGAGGACGGGTGGAGGCTCAGTCACGTCAGTTAGTCCTAAGGTTTTTGTTATGAAGGCAAAAGAGCAAGGAAGTCTGGACTGTGAGCTGTAAGGAAGTGCTAAGTAGAAAGGCCGGTTGTCAGAGTGGCCTGGTTTTTTGAGTCTTTTGTCAGAAGGAAGTAGGTGTGTGAGAGAGGAGTACAGAGTGGAGAAAGAAAGGTAAGGGCAACAGTGCTAGAGAGCAAGACAGAGTAGAGGACTGAGAGGGCTGTGTTTTTGTTCTCACTCCTCAGACTCAGTGTCCACTGGGGCTGTGATTACGTTCGGGTCTAGAGCACCTGTCTTCAGGTCGATACCGTGGTTCTCTGCAAGTTTGATGAACGCAGCTTTGGCCTTATCCCCTCCTGGAGCTGTGTACCCAGACATGGTGTCATTGTTAACACTGAGCCACATGACTGACACGGCAGTGAGGTCTTGCATAGACTTTGAGTGGAAAATCTTAGTGTTGTTCCCATGGTAGAGCTTGGTGTATGGGCGCAGATCAGGATCGAGAGACGCGTAAGCTGTTACTGAGTTGACGTACACTTCGTACGCTGGAACAAGAGATGGCATGTCCTTTACGACCCAGGGACATGCTGACAAGAAGTCTTTGATGAACAGAGCTGGCTGCATCCCTGAGTACTCTAACATCCTAAACATGAGGTTGACAACCTGGGCTGTCTGGTCGTCAGAGTCTTTCAATCTGCTGAACTCATCAATGATCACTTTCCTGGGGGCCGTACTCAAGTCCCAGGCGTCCCTAACAAGAGAGTGAGCTTGGTCACTCATTCTCCCTCCGCCGGTCAGGAGGAACTTAGACCCATGGCATCTGAATGTGTCCATGAGGTTCTGTGGACGTCTGACAGTTATAGTGTCTCTGGTGGAGGGGTCAATTCTCTTACCCATCAGGTGAACGACGAGTGCATAGTAAGCATAGAGACCTGTTACTGTTCCAGCGTTGTAGAGATCAGCGTCAATGTTTCCAGAAGGGTCTGGCAGTCCCGCCAGTCTAATGGCGGGAGTGGATAAGTCAGAGTCTTGCTGAAGCTTGTCAAAAGCGGTCTTGACAGAGTCTACGAAAGATTCGGGCATAGCCATCAGTTGGTACTCGTTGGACTTCATAGCTCTCAACTTAGTAACCAGGTCAGGGAAGCAGACACATGTAAGCGACAAGACCCAGGTCTGCCATGCTTTGACTACTGTGTTTTTAGATCGTCCGAACAAAGTCATCACACTGAGGATGTTCTGGATATCCTGGTCCGTAGCCTGGGGCCCAAGGTAGTAAACAGGAATGGATCTCTGAAGCCCTTTCAGGGTGCTTCCCTTAAACTGAGCTGTTAATCCTCCAGGGGTGACCCCAAGGACAGATGAGCCAAGAACGTTGGCCTGGTAGACTGTAGAAGGACGAGAAGACATGGTGGTCAGTTGTAAAGTAAGAAGAGCTGTGCGAGGGGTCAGTGGTGGTAGTGTTTCTCGAATCCTGATGGTTTGGTTGGGTGTGAGTAAGGAAGTCTGTTGAACCTGAGGTTTTTGTTAAGAAACACTAAAGGCTCTAAGAGAAGTTAAAGGAGTGTAGAGAAGGGTGCAGGTTAAAGTTAGTGGTCTGGTTCTCAGAGAAGGAAAGAGGAACCGTGTGCGTTCCAGAGTGTTAGGCTAACTATTCGTCTCTGAAGAGGAACTTCTTCTGAGGAGTGGTGACCTCAGCTGTTGACAAGGAGAAACCTGCACCTGAAAGGGTCCCTCTCAAGAGGTCTTGTCGA